AGAACTTGAAAGAAGATATGAAAGTGAAATGTTAAGAGCACTTGATGCAGACAATCAAGGTACATCTAGTTTCATATCACCACAAACATTTTATGGAGATGGAGTATAATGGGTAAGTATGCATCAGGTAAAAGAGCATTAGCAATTTCTGATAGATCAGGAATGGCATTTCCATATACTGAAATGGTTAGAGAATGGAATGGATCTTTAGTACACACTTCAGAGTATGAACCGAAGCAACCACAACTTGAACCAAAACCAGTTGGATCAGATCCACAAGCTTTATTTAATCCAAGACCACAACCAGCATCTAAAACAAGTTTAATACTTTTAGGTAACAATCCATTTACATCTATTATTTCTGGTGGCACAACTTATGTAAATATTTTTTCAGAAGACCATCAAAGAAAAGCTGGAGACATTGTAAGATTTAGAGGACCTCCTCTTGTAACTTCTGCAGGAACAGGTACATCTGATACAAGAAATCTACAATCGTTTGGAAATATTCCGACGTTTGATAACGTAAGTGATTTAAATAATGCAAATGGTTTTACAATTGCATTAGGTCAAATAGATTCAGCAGGTAATGTTACAGGCGCAACTACAACTGATGCACTAACAACTCCTATAAATTATTTTTACATAACTAGCACTAGTAATGCAACAACAGGTAATATAGAAGGTGGTGGGGACAATTGTTCTGCAGGACCAGTAACACTTGAGGTAGTAAACGGATAATGGCATACACTTTAACAAATTTACAAGATGATATAAGATCATATACAGAAGTAAGCAGTACTGTTTTAAGTAGCACTGTTCTTGATACTATAATTAAAAATTCAGAAAACAAAATTTATAGAGAAGTTGATTCAGATCAAGATAGATTCTATGCAACTTCAAATGCTATTGTTGGAAATAGATATGTTACAATTCCAGATGATTTAAGATTTATTAGATATGTACAATTTAAAGATGAAGCTGGAAATCAATTTTATCTAGAACAAAGAGATACTAGTTTTATGGCAGAATATTACTCTACTCCTGGTACACAAGCTGTAGATATTCCAAAATATTATGCAAATTGGGATGAAGAATTTTGGGTAATAGCTCCGACACCAGATAAAACTTATGAAATTACACTGGCATATAACAAACAGCCAGAAACAATAACAGATACTACATCTACACCGGCTCCGGCTACAAATGGAACTTATCTGTCAAATAAATATCAAGATTTACTTTTGTATGCTTGTCTGGTAAATACATATGGATACTTGAAAGGTCCGCAAGATATGTTACAATACTACCAAGGAGCTTATGAAAAAGCACTTTACTCGTATGCGATTGAACAACAAGGTCGTAGACGCCGAGACGAATATGCTGATGGTGTTATTCGTACCGTATTAGCATCAGAAAACCCATCAAGTAATAAATAAGGAGATAAAATAATATGGCAAATATAATACCAAATAGTTTTAGAGGTGCCCTCTTTGAAGCGAATCATAATTTTAAAGCTTCTGGAGGAAATAACTTTTCACTTTCTTTATATACAACTAATCCATATTCAACATCATCAACAGTATATCTAGCAGGAACTGGAAATGGTGAAGTAGATACTACAGGTGGTACTAACTATTCTGTAAAAGCATTAACAAGATTTGGAGTTGCATCTTCTACAGCTGTTGCTTCAGTTGACTTTGATAATGTTAGTTATACTACTGCATCTTTTACTGCAGCTTTTGCAGCGATATATAATACAGATACAGTTGATGGTACAGCAAATAGATTAGTAGTAGTTTTAGATTTTGGTGGTAATAAGACAGCAACGAATGGTACTTTTACTATTACGTTCCCTGATCCTACTACACCTGCTAATGCAATTATTAGTATGAGTTAAGGAGAAAATTTATGGCGTTGGTAATAAACGACAGAGTAAAAGTAACAAGCACAACTACTGGTACAGGTGCAATGGCACTTGGAGCAGCAGTAACTGGTTTTGAAACTTTTGCACAAGGCATAGGAAACAACAACACGACTTACTATTGTATCTTTAATCAAGGTACAACAGAGTTTGAAGTCGGACTTGGAACATTAGATGGTTCAAGTGCAAACTTAACTAGAACTACAGTTATCTCCAGTTCTAATTCAGATGCAGCTGTTAACTTTGCAGCAGGTACAA